GGTTGCCAACAAAGATTGAAACTTTGCGAGCGCCGCCTTGTTCCGGCCAAGAAAATAAATGACTTTCTCTGAGCCATCCCCCAAAATCGAGATGACCTGATCTACAATTATGTCACCCAAATTTGGGGTTATGGCCTCCACTGCCTTTCGGACTGTGGTATCAGCCGACTGATACACCTCGGGCTTGATACCGCTTTTTTCAATAAGTTCTGCTGCCCTCACATAGTGACTGTCAACGGCCCCTGTGAGTTTTTCCTGTGCCTGTTGTTGCTCTGTTTTTCGTTGGTCTTCAAGCCTGGCCCTGTTGATCGTCTCAGCGGTTCGGCTTTCGTTGTACTTGTCAAGAGCTTCGTCATACTCTTCGTCAGTGTCAAAATCGTCCTTCTTAGGCCGCACCAAAACCGGTTCTTTCTTCGGTTTCAGTTTAAGGGCTTCGTCTCGTTCCCGCTTCAATCTTTCGATCTCTTCGTCACGGTCCGAAATTTGCCCTTTCAGCTTTCTTTTAACACTGACAAATTTACCAACAGGCACTTGTTTTGAAGGGTCGTCGGGGTCCTGCTCCCCTTCGTCCTCTTCTTCCATCCACGGCTCTTTTACGGGCTCAATAGGATTGCCGTCTTCATCAAGCTCAGGTTCTTTACCTACCTGTTCCGCTGCGATCCTGGCCGCTTCTTCCTCTGCCAATTTTACTGCTGCTTCTTCTTCAGGTGTCATCTCAGATATTCTCCTTATCTGCAAAGGCATTGCTAACATTGTCCCTGTTAGCAGGGCGTTTCTGGATTCCTTCCAGCAAGGTGTTGCTCTTCCAAATATAAAAAAGCGCTGCTTGTGCTATTGCAGTTTGGAAAACCATATTTCTTTTCAGCTTCCCATCGAGCTTTGACAGCGTTTGTAAAATCTTTGTGTGTTCCTAAATGTATTGTTTTATTATTAATTCCTATTTTAGACTCCCATGCTTCATCATGTTTATGCCATCCTACCCCAACAACTCCGCTTGTGTTCCTTTTATTTTTTTTACAATTAATAGTATTACAAGCTGCTGAAACGTGTCTTAGGTTTTTCCACCTATTATCCGATTTTTTTCTATTTATGTGATCAACATAATATTCTGGTAAATATCCTTTCATATACAAAAAGGCTAACCTGTTTGATCTGTATACCTTTTTATCAATACCAATATTTGAATATCCAAAATGGTCTACAAATCCAGCAATATTACCTTTTTTTGCACGGTTACAATTTGATTTAATCCATGTAAAAACCCCTGTTTCTGGACAATAATGTAATAATTCTTTCAATCTTGCCTGAGATAAATCTTTAGTTGTGTACTTTTTCATAATTCTCCTTTATCCCGTCCTTATCTGCTCAAACAAAGAATCGTCATCCATATCTTCAATGCGAACGGGCGTTTGTAATTGTATTATTTTTGCAGTGTTATCAAGTTGCTCACCAACTGACTCAATATCTGTCTTGCGTATCTTTGCCCCGGCTTCATGTGCCTTGACCTCTATGGCCATCCTCTCAGTCTGGGCCTTAAATATGTCAATCTGATGCTCTGCCTGATCGTTAGCATTATCAAGCTGCATCTTTATACCTTCCCGCTTTTCCCGCATGATATCAGCCTGACCTTTAAGCTCTTCAGCCTTTGCCAGCACCATTGCCGCATCCGGCTCCGGTGGTTGAGCCTGGGCCTGGGCCAACAATTCTTTCTCTTCGTCTGTCTCGGGTGTCTTGATCCCTGACAGCACAAGCTGTTTGTTGGCAAATTCTTTCAGGTCTTCCATTTCCACACCATCTGAAAGCTGAATAATCTTCAACTGCATGGCTTTCCGCATCGGGTCATCAGGGGCCATGCTTGCAAGGACCTGTTCAAGCCGGTCAAGGGTCTGCTCTTTCTGGCTCGTATATGACGCAGTGATCCTACTCGTTACTTCAAACTCTGCCATTCTTAGATCGTTCAGAATGACAACCTCGCCGGTTTCTTCATCAACAACCGCCTGCATGACCTCCATTTCTTTTTTCGTGCCGTCGGGAAGCTCTATCTTCTCAGGCCCCGGAACATCGTATATCTCAGACGCTATCGAGATATAAATCTCACCGTCGCGCCGCATAGCAAATTTCTTGTGTTCCTGATAAATCATGGATTGCATGTCAAGACGCGCTTGCAACGCCAAAACCGCCTTCCCGGATGTATCAGGGTCCGCAATGTCTTGAGGATTTCCGGGATTCGCAACCTCTCTTATCGCTCCCGCCGACAACTCCAATGCAGCGGTCAACGCCGGGGGAATATTCACGTTCGGCATTGTCGCAACCTGGCCGACAGGCAGCTCATTACCATTTGCGTCTGTTCGGTTCTGCAACAAATAAGGATAATTGTTCTCAGCACCCGACATTTGATACATATGCTCAAAGCCGGCAATTTGTTCGGGAAAAAATATAGGCTTCTCCCGGGGAGACCTCGAAAACATATCTGTAAGATACGAAAAGGCAAAGTCACGCATCCTCTGAGGATCTTTTGCAAGCCGGGTTACTCCTTCATATACCTCCTCGCCCTCGACAATTGCCCTTTCACCGTACTCGGGCACTACGGGAATGTTGTCACCGGCAATTCTCTCACCGGTTCTTTCACCGTCAACCATATCACCGTTCAATATCGCTTCGCCGGACGCTATGTATTTCCTGACCTCCCAAACCTCGATAGTTTTTTCATCGACGATCTCATACCCGGCGTCCATCATTTCATCCATGACGTTCTTGAGCGCTGACTCCCGCAAAAGAGTAGTATCTCCAAACGGATCGGCCATGGTCAACAACTTTTCTTTGACTTTCTCTCGATGATAAAACTCGACAACGTAAATCTTTTTACCTTCGCCGCCAATCCATGGGAAAGTATAGGAATGTTCGGGATGTTTAAAGTTTGATGGAGAAATTGTTTCAGGCTCTTCGCCAGTCAAATCCTTGACCAGCTTCTTATATCCGTCCTCAGAGTACGCAGTTAGGCATGAAAAATAATCGGCATCAGACTTATCGATTTTCTTGGCATTCGGGTCCCAATAAGAATTATTGTTCGCCTCATACACCGGACGCCTCACTATAACCTGCTTCTTATCCCCGGTCCTGTTCGATCTGAACTTGGTCTCAATTATCCAGGCACCCACACCGCAAACAACAGCTTCTTGATCAGCGACGGCAAACGCTTCTAATGATGTGTTATGATTCGCGTCCCTCCGATATAAACCGTCTGCAAGCTCTGCAACATCATCGGGTGTGTCGTTAATCGCTTCAAAATCGTTCTGAATCGGGTTGGATGCAAGGTCAGCAAGAATTTGTTTCCCGGCGCTGCGGATCATATCAAATTCGCCCCTAAACTCCATTTGTAGAGTATCAAGAAAAGCGTCATTCCAATGACTGACCCAATAAAAAACCAAATCATCCGAAGCACGCTCTCTATTGATCTGGCCTGAGATGTAGGCTTTGTCATGAAGAGTCAAGAGGTCTTTCAATTTAAGCGGCATTGGTTTTGTCCCTATAATAGTTTTTTGCCTTTATTCTCGAACATTCCCTATGGAAAAAGGCTCTGTTATGTTCAGGATAATTTACCATATTTTGTATAGAATCATATTCCTTGCATATGGGACACTTTCTGAAATTGGCATCTCCACAAGCATTGTATGCTCTTATTCTTTGGTGCAACAAGTTGTGATATGCTTTATCCTGACAAACAACAAGATTCGTGTTCTTATTGGTAGATCTATCCCCATCGTGATGATGGACAACAGCTAATTTAGGTAATTTTTTACCCAGAGCCTTTTCTGCTTTTAGTCTATGAACAAGAGCATGGTTAGTTGTGTACTCATATCCTTTATGATTAATGCCCTTGCCGAGCATATCCATAGGTTTATTAGGATCTCTTTTATAATGTCGATATAAATATGGCTTTGGCTCTCCTTTTATCCATCCTCTTTCTGATCGTGTCCGATTTGCTATTTTAGTTTTTTGACCGCATCCACATTTACAATACATTTAGTCCCCTTTAACGATATACTCTTTTACGATCTGTTGTGCAAATAGGCCTTATCGGTTTCGGCATCCTGAAATTAACCACGTTGGGCTGATGCGGTGTCCTCATCAACATCATTACAGAGTCGGCTAAGTTGGGAGACTGAAACTTAAACTTTGCTTTCATTTCTGGTTTAGTATAGAGTTCAAACTTCCCTGCTCCGTTCGGTTTTATCGGCATCCGGCACAGCTCAGAGCGCAACTTCGATATCAAGGGTAAAGTAGAATCAAACGAAATCAGATCATCCGGATTGTGGTACTCGCCCTTTTCAACTGCCAGATATGTCCGGTATATTCTCTGTCTTAATTTGTAATAATACTGAGCCCGCTTGTTTTTGATTGCGTCCTTGTTGGTCTTTTGATTCTGGACCGGAGCTTTATCCACCGGGTCAAATATGGCATCTGGATTGTCAACCCCCTCACTGCCCTTAAACATACTGATCACCGTTGGCTTGCCGCTAAAAGCTCTTGTTACCTGTAGATTACCACCAACTCCCATACCGTCGCAATCCCATGTAAATGCATCAGAATTATGATTAATCGCAAGATCAAGCGCCCAATCTACTCCCTCATTGATGTCGCCGTCTGTTTTTTCCTGGAGATCAAGCAATACCGAGCCATGTCGGAACGCAAAACCTTTGTCATCCGGGCCAGTATCGGACGGGTCATGACTTGAAAACCGGATACCTTCGGGCTTAAATCCTAACCGCTTATGAGCATCGATACAGGCATCGAACCACTCGGCCATAATCAACGCATCTTCAACGCTGTCATTGAAAGCACCTTCCCAGATCCAGTCATACTTTGCCCGCGATAGGTTCTCAAAATCCCATACACGCTGGGGTTCTAACTCTCCATGCCAGGGGTTGTCCCGCCAATTCATCTGGATAACTAAGTGCATATCATCCTCGTAATATCCTTTAGCAGCAATATCACCGAGAAATGGTAGGATAAAGCGTTTTGAAAACGGATCGGCTGATGACTGGGGGTTGGCTGTAAAAAATAACTGGTAACCCTCGGCCCGGATGGTAGGTATCACAATATCGATAGTTTCTTGGCTGAATGCATGCGCTTCTTCGCCCCAGAAATACTTAAAATCCTGAAACGACTGAATAGAAGAGGGGCTTCGCGCAAGGCCCTTAAACCGGATGCCGCCGCCGGTATCACAATCTATTTTACGCTCAAGCACGTTAAACCCTGAGATCGGGATAGAATTGATTAGGGCTTTAAATAACTTGTGCACTGACTCATCAATGCTGTTTTGGTACTCACGGCCGCAAAGTATGTCTGAAGCTTCGGTCTGGCACTTATGCAATAAAATCCGACCGACAGACTCAGATTTAGCAGATGACCGACCGCCGATCAGCACAATGATTTTAGCCTTTGTGGTCAATATCGGTTGTGTTTTGCGTGGTATTTGGATTTTTGGCATGTTAGTGTTAAATATTTTATAACTACTATTAAAAAATTTGCGTCCGATAATACCCTTTTATGTAAACTTTTATAGTTCATAACTGCTTTGTTTTATTATGTATTTTTTTATGGCCTTTTCTGGAAACATAAACCCTTGATAATTGGGCGTCTACGTTTTTATTTCTCACTCTTTTTTTCCTTGGGATCGACAATTTCAATACGCCAATCCAGATCCTTACCGCCTGCCCCAGTGTGCTCAAATTTTTGACTCGGCATGGCATCGTAAAGCTCAAGCGATAGTTTTGTTGCTGCCAGTCGGATATTATGGTTAATAACGTCTCTTTGCTCTTCAACCTTGCCTTGGTGCGCGAAAAACTTAGTTTCTTTAGCATTAAGCGCTTGCCTTAAACGTAACAATACCCGGTCGAGTTTCGGGCCTTTCTCTTCTAAGATCTCAATAGTTTTTTTACGGACATTATAATCAGCCTCATAGCCGACAGCTTCTTCTTTTTCCATGATAACTGATTATAATCTAAAGGGATTATTGATGTAAAGGGCAGGGGATAGTATAAGGATAGGATAAAACTATAATACCAATAGGGTAAAGTTGCTATATTTTTCATCTTTTTTTTCGTTTTTTAAGATTATCGAAAGTTATAAGCCATTGATCAAGCTCATAAGGCAGGGCAATGGGTTTATTTCCGGGACCTCGGCGGATAGTCATGCCGAATTTTTTATAATATTTTTTAGCCGTTTGAACGTTCTGGCCAATATAATTTGCTATTTCTTTCCAGCCAGTCAACCAACCCTTCATTTATACCCATCCTTTTTGTCAAGTCGACCAAAACCAGTCCAATCGTCAATGTCTTGCAGATTAATAATGCAGTAATTTTTCATTTTATTCGCTTCAGGGTTATTTTTCCGTTCGGCCTGGCCGCGATTACCTTATAAGCGGAACCCTCGATGTTGATTAACATTCCCTTTTTCAGCTTGAAGACTTTTACTT